TTGAGCACTTGCTGGCACCATTCATCTTTTTCGCAGAAGGCGATTGTGCGGAATCCAGCCCAGCGGCTTGCGAGGGAAAACCCGCCAATTCCTGCGAACAGGTCAATATGCGTAAGTCTGTCATTCATCGCCCCTCCCCGTTCTCGCGTTCACGCTTTTATAACGGCCAACGGTTTTAGGGTTGTCACCACTTCCACTAAATCGGTCTGATTTTCCATGACAACCCCGATGTCCTTGTATGCGCCAGATGCTTCGTCGAGGTCTTTTTCAGAACGGATGCTGTGAATTACTCCGGCATCATCCAGCCGTTTAACTTCGTCTGCAAATACGAGTTCTCGTATGGCCTGCTTGCGCCCCATCCTCCGGCCTGCTCCATGCGAGCAAGACTGAAACGAATCAGCATTGCCCAACCCCTTGACAATGTATGACGCCGTTCCTTGTGAGCCCGGGATGATTCCGAGTTCCCCCGGCTTGGCAGACGTAGCTCCCTTGCGATGCACCATCACGTTGCTCCCGAAGTGGTTTTCCATTCTGGCATAGTTATGATGGACATTGATTGGCTCGTTGAATTGAATATCGCTGAACACTTCTCGCATAGACTCCATCATTGCGGCCATCATGCGTGTCCGTGATTCAAGCGCGAAAGCCAATGCGTAGTTCATTGCGGCTATATATTCATCTGCTTCCGGTATATCCAGCGGAAGGAAGGCAAGCTCTTGGTCTGGTATTTGGGAATACCATTTATCACATAGTTCTTGCGCCCTGCCGTGGTATTCCTTGGCAATTTTCAACCCGAAGTTGCGCGACCCTGAATGAAGCATCAACCACACCATCCCGCTTTCATCGGCCTGAATCTCCATAAAATGATTGCCGCCGCCAAGCGTGCCAAGTTGATATTGCGCCGCTTGTAATTGTCGCTCAACAATCTGAACTTCGGGATACTTGGCAAAACCATCCCATGATTGTTTTTCTTTGTGGTGACTAAACCCCAAGGGAACGTGCTCGCGGATTAATCCCATAACCTTTTTAAGTGATTCCGCGTCGTAGTGGTCAAGTGACGACATGACGGCACACATTCCGCACCCAATATCAACGCCTACTGCGTTTGGTACGATTGCGCCTTTTGTCGCCATGACCCCGCCTATCGGCATTCCGTAGCCTTGATGGGCGTCAGGCATTATGGCGATATGGTGAAAGGCGAACGGGAGCTTTGCCAAGTTTAATGCCTGTGCTAACGCGCCATCCTCAATGTCGTCAAGCCATAATTTTACTGGGATTCTTTCGCTGGTAATAACTTTTTTCATGTCGTCCTTTCTGTTGTTGCGTTCTCGCGTTCACGTTCCGCCCAATGCCTTTCCTCTGCCGCTATCAAAACAACCCCATCTGGCACTCGTCGCCCTTACACTTAGCGGCAATATCGTCCAACCGTAGCCACTCTTTCCATAATTTAGGGTAATGCTGTTGAATCAACCGCCGTTTTGTCTTGCCGCCTTTCGGGCAGCAAAAGCACGATACCCTGTCAAAAACATCGTAAAGACCGTCCCAATCATAGCCGAGCGACTTGCAATAATGCAGGCTGTCAACTTCTCCCCACCCTAATTCGATCAACGGAAACTTCGCCGGCCATTTGCGGTTTAGCATCCAGCCAGTTTGCGTTCGCTTAACTTCGTCGGCTGAAAATCCGATATACTCAGTTTTGTCGCCTTTAATCCCTTGGATATATTTTAGGCAAGTTCGATGCTTACATGCCGTGCACCAGCCACCGGAAGATTTCGGCCAGCCGTAACAAGCGAGTTGCTCGTTAAAATGCCGGTAATAACGGATACGGATAATCTGCACGCCAGTCTTTTTCTCAACGATTTTCAAGTGCCTGTCCATCTGCGGGAAGTCCCATTCGGTTTCAAAGTAAATCACCTTGTCAATAGGTAAACGTCGATCAATCAATATGTGCAACATTGCGGTGCTGTCCTTGCCGCCTGAAAATGATACTATGTGTTTCATTATTTGTTCCCTACGTCTGCCACGCCATGCACCAGATTCCAATGCCTTTCCTCTGCCGCCCAATCCTCGTCGCTCAGTTGCCAGAATGCGTCCATACGCGCCTGTTGGCGGTTATCAACTTGTTCGAAAAATTCGTGGTCTTTGTAGTCGGGCATGTCAGTTCCGTTCCCCGCTCCCATGATTGGCGAGCGGGGTTGTCTTCTGGTCTTAGCGTTTCCTTTTCGGCTGTCGCGGGGTTCCGCGGTTTCCTGTTCCACCACCACTTCCGTCGCGTCGCGGGGTTCCGCCACACGCACCATTTCCTCTGCCGCCGCCTTTACTTCCTTTCGCCATCGGTATCACCTCCTTTCGTTGTTAAAACTTTATCCGCCAGTAATTTGCGCTCAATTCCGTCAACAATTCGTTGGCCCTGGTCTTGGTCATATCAGTTGTCCAGTATCCGGCGTCATTCAATGTTCTGGTTTGCCCTGGTGTTGCCAACTTCTTCCTGCTCCGGCCGATAATGGAATCCAGTAGATATTTGGCATGACCCTTAGTTTTGACCTTGCTGGCATTTATCCCGAACCGCTTAATCAATTGTAACTGGTTGGGTGACGGCGCCTGTTCTTCCCATGCGAATACCGGCTCGTAGTCCGCAAGTCCCTCATTCCGAATCAAAACTGCATACGATAGTGGATCTATCAATCGGGATTCCTTATGTCGCTGTGACCGGAGTTCGCGCGCCAGGGCTTCCTCGCGTTCACGGATTACGTCACGCTTGGCAGATGTTTCCAAGTCTTCCAGGTCCATCGGTCCATCGGATTCTTCCTGCCGCTTCTGCATCTTCTCGGCCACTTCCGGGGATTCGGCTATCAGGTTACATGGATGACATAGATCGTGCTTTGTGGTCTGCCACAAAAAATCGAGAATCAAGAGATTGTCCTTGCCGGGCCATATCCGGGTCCCGCGTCCGATCATCTGGGCGAAATACGGCCTGGACTTGGTAGCCCGCAGGACAACAACGCAGTCAATCGATGAATGGTCGTAACCCTCGTTGAACAACTGACTATTGAGCATGATGGCGCCTTTACCATCCTTCTCCCAATCCGCTATCTGGCTGCGGTCCTCACCGCTGGCGTAATAGGCCCGGCGCCCTTGCTCGCACAATATGGCTTGAAGTTTCTTAGCCGTAATGCACAGCGGAGTAAAAATCAATGTCTTGCGGTCTTTGGGTATGGCCTCGGCAATCCGGGGCAGATAGGGGTCGAGGGCGTTCCCCAAGTCGCCCTCGTTGTAATCCCCCGAAGTTATCCTGACCCCGGACAGGTCGATCTTGAGTGGGTGGGTCTTGGCCACGATACGGCAGAGCCAGCCATCAGTAATGGCTTGGCGCAGGCTGTATTCGTAGGCCAGGGCGTCAAAGTATTTACCCAGATTCTTGCGGTCGCCGCGGTCAGGGGTGGCGGTAAATCCGACTACATAAGCAAGAGGAAGATAGTTCAATATGCGTTGGTAGGAATCCGCGAGGCAATGATGAGCCTCATCCACTACGATCAGGCTGAACGGACCACAGCGTTCTAATCGTTTCTGATTCATAAGGGTTTGAACGCTGCCGACAACAATCCTGTCTTTACTGCTTGATACCTGCTCGGCCTTCTCGATAGCACAATCCAGCCCGGTAGCATCCTTGAGCTTGTTTTGTGCTTGACGTATGAGTTCGTCACGATGGGCCAGTATCAATACGCGGCTCCCCGCTTCGGATTCATTCGCAGCGATATGCGAAAATACATGCGTCTTGCCGGAACCCGTTGGCATAGATACCAGAACCTTGCGGCACTCTTTCCACTTGGCATAGACGGCATCGAAGGCATCAGATTGGTATGGACGTAAGTTCATTTCCCCCCATGGGCGGACTATCGGACGCGGGAACGTGGAGGGATACACGTTAGGAGGTCGCAATCCGATAGCCGCCCCTGATTGTCTAATGTTAGCCGAAGTCGGCCGGCGCCGCGGGCTCGGTAGGTTCGGTGGGCTCGGCAGGTACCTCGTCCGGGAACAGGTAATTCTTCACCTTCATCGAGGTCTTGCCGTTGTACGTGTCCTGATAAAACACCGCCTTACCGGAAGCCCCGGCAACCTCGTCCCACTTAGGAACCTCGCCGTGTTTACGATCTCCGGTAGCACGGAAGAACGCGCATACCATCCCCCAAGTGCTATCATGCAGGGTCAACCGATCGTACCCCGTGCCGATTCTGTTCTCGTAGTTTTCGTCGTTTTTGTCGTACATCATCAAGACCAGCGAGGCTTGATGCGCCCCGGCAGTCTTGGCGCCCTTTGATATTTCCTTAGACATCGACTTAACCACGAACCGATACTCGCCGTTTTTAAGCACTACGCTCCCGCCAGTATCGTCTACATCCGCTGGACTGTCCCAATCTTTCATGATGCTCTCCTCTTGATTTACGTTGCTGTTTCTACGCCCTTGCCGCCTTGACCTTCTCGACAACCTTGACCCAGTTCGACGCCAGGACCATTTGCCCCAGTATTATAAGCGGAATTTCCGTCAGCTTCCCCCCTTTCGGTATGAATGATTTCTCTTCACAATACGCCTTGAGTTCGGCGGCAAATACCACGTCCGCAACCATAAGTTTCAACAGGTTCGGCGGGACATCCTCCGGCGCCGTCTTGACCGGCTCTACCTTGTCGGGTTTGGGCTTGGGTTTGGGATCGGGCGCCACCGGCACCCGCGTTGCCTGTCCGGTTGCGAGCATCTTGTCCACGCCCGGACGTGCCGCCGGCTGGGCCGAATCCTCGACCACGGGCTTGCTGGTGTTTTCACCTAAGACCCTGGCGAACACACCAAAGTCAAACGGCAACGCAAACGGAATCTGGTCGGGAAGTTCCCATCGGTTCTTGGCATCATAGGCCGCCGTGTGCTGGGTGTGGATGATACGTTTGCGGCCGCCGATAGCCTTGGAGCGTTTATCTTCATCGGTTGTCACGATGACCTTGTAGTTCACAAACAGAAGCGCGTCAGCCCATTCTTTCAAGAGCGGCGATACTTGCCGTGAACACTTTAACTCGTAGTGATCAAAGCTACCTTCCTGGTCGGGCAGTTCCATTTTCTTAACGCTTGTATGAGCGACAAAGATAATGTGCATCCCGGAATCAATCAGAGCGTCCAAAGAAGTAAGAAACTTTCCGAATTCTTCGGACAGGAACGTGTACCCTTTCCCAAAGCCCCAGCCCTCGATGCTGGTCTTGTTATCTCTGGCGCAAAGGAACTGGACGCAGAAGCGTTCGGCCCAGTCCGCGGTATCGAATACTACGGTTTTGAAACTGTGCTTCTGGGTCTTGAGCCATTTAACAGCATCAAGAACATCCTGCCATGACTTGCATTCCATCCGCTTTACATTCATCGAGTTCGTCGAACCCTCGGTGTCAATGAATACCGGCGCCGGGAACTGATCTGCCAGGGTAGACTTGCCAATCCCTTCCGGTCCGTGGATGACGATACGTTGCGGTTTCTGAATTTTACCTGACGTGAGTTTCATCGCTTTCCCTTTCTGTTTGCGTTATTTCTGAATTATATCTTTGTTTGTAGAACAGTAGCGTCGGCGCTCCTTTGGAGTTTGAACTCTACGGACTATTTTGCCACAATGAATGCATTTCTCCTTATATGAGCGAGTTTCCCATTTATCAGCATTACCAATAAAATGATG